TGAGAGCAGCTGGCACCAATGTTGCACACGTGACATCAACAGGAATTGGCGTCGGCACTGATAGTCCTTCTGCACCTCTAACTATTGGCTCAGGAGCAACAAGACGCGGGTCATATTCAGATTTATTAATTGCTCCAGGTGGAGATAATGCTCAAATTGAAATGTGGGGAGCAAATACCAGTTTTGCTATAAGTCATTTTGATAATGATAGACTTGGAATCTACAGTAATGTATCTGGTAGTTGGAACGAAAGCAGAGGTATCACTATAAAAGCCGATGGTAACGTTGGTATTGGTACTAATAGTCCAGGAACATCTATGCATCTCTTCAATGGGACTCAAGCAAGATTTGCTATGCAAAGTTCGTCACGTAGATTTGATTTAATGGCTGATGGCGATGGATTTACTATCAGAGATCAAAGTGCAGCAGTAAATAGATTTAACATTGACACAAGTGGTAATGTTGGTATTGGTACAACAGATCCTGACAATTACTATGCCAGAGATCTTGTGGTCAATGCCGCAGATGAAGGCGGTATAACTATTGTTAACGATACTAGCCACCAAGGCTATTTGATGTTTGCTGATGGAACATCTGGTGCTGAAACATATCGTGGTTACATAGGTTACGATCACGCCATCGACCATTTGCAAATAACTTCCGGTGGTATTGTAAAGTTTCTTGTAAATAATAATCAAGAAAAAATGAGTATAACAACAAGTGGTGTTATTCAAGGTGCTAGCGATGCTGAGATAAAAACATCTCCAATTCGCAAGCACAGTAATACGATAAGTACTAACACAACAATTGACTCTAGTGAAAATGCAATAGCAAGCGGCCCAATCAGTGTAGCTACTGGAGTCACACTTACAATTAACGGAAATATGACGGTAGTATAAATGGCAGGAACACTAACAGTACAAACACTACAAGGACCCACAACAGGCAGTGATGCTAATACAGTAATAATTCCTAGTGGTCATAATCTACATTCTCTTGGGAGTGTAGTACAAGTTGTTCACGAAACAGGAGCAGATGCAGAGGTAACTGGCTCTAGCAATACTTGGTTTAACGGTCCTATAGCAGTAAGCATTACACCAAAGTTTGCTAGCAGCAAAATTTTGTTTACTTGGAGTCAGCCTTTTAGACTAGAAGGATCTGGTAGTATAACCAGAGGAGGTATAAGAGTTGTAAGAGATAGCACAGGTATATGGAATACACTTGGTTTAAAGGAAATGTTTCAAATTAGAGGCACAAGCGGAGGTCAGGAACTTTCCCAAGTTGGGTGTGGTAATGTACTGGATGACCCTAATACTACTAATCAAATTACCTATTATGTACAAGGACTTTGGTATCCTGATTCAGGGACAACTAATATGAGAATGTGGCGTGGCAGTCGAGGTGCTACAGCAACAGCATTGGAGATTGCAGCATGAGCACAGTGTACGTAGATACAATCAACGAAAAAACCAGCGGTAATGGTGTAATAATTCCTGGGCATGTTATACAACATCAATATTCATACTATAATTATAGTGGTGCGAGTAATGAAACTGAAACAACTAGTGCTTCATGGCAAGCGTCTGGATTTAATGTAACTATTACACCTAAATATTCTAATAGTAGGATATTATTTATGGCTGCATTGAATGTTAAACGTACAGTTAATTCAAACCAATCATATTTAGATTTACAAGTAAGACGATCTATTGGAGGCGGCGCATACACGGTTACTAGTCCTAGCGGAGCTGATGGTGATCATGCAAGACATTCTGATCATAGCGCATCGTTAGAATATACTCAGCTTACACTAATTGTTCCTGATCATCCTAATACAACTAGTGCAGTAAACTATAAAGTGTATATAAGAAATTCGATTAGTAACACTAATGTAATGAGAGTTGGAGACAATGGCTCCAATGAATTTGTCCATGTCATGGAGATCGCACAATGACCAGTATAATCAAAGTTGATACAATACAAAAATCAAATGGTAATAGTTTATCTGTTCCAGCTGCCGGAATGCTAACTCCGTATTTTGTAGGTTATATAACAACAGCTAGTTATAGTGCATCGACTCAGCATAACTATACTTTAACAAACTTTGCAACTAGTAATTCAGACACGTCGATTGCCGCAAATAATCAAACTATAACAATTAACAAAGCGGGTGTGTGGAAAATAGATTTGACTGTTACTGGAGTAGGTACAGATGCAACAAGTTCAAGATATCAAGAAAATTATGTCTATAAAAATTCTACAAAATTATTAGATGTAAGAGCACATGTTAATAACATTGATTCTAACTATGAATATTACACTTGTTCTGGATCTGTGATCGTTACTTGCGCATCAGGAGATACAATAACTGCTAGAGGACTAGGGCAACGAACGTGGAACACAAACCTGTTATACGGATCTAACATTTCAGGAATACAGCTATCTTAACGGAGAAATAAAATGACAGACACAGCAACAGCATTAACAGAATTGGGGATTACGGAGTGGGTACTGCGTGGTGAACCAACAACAGAAGAAGAATTCACAACCATGTTTGCCAAGGTAACTGGCGCAGATGCAAGTGGCACTGCTATTGAATCATCTAATCCCAGTGACTGGGGAACAACATGGGCAGAAGTAAGTGCTAAAAAAGCAGAACTCATTTCAGCAGAGCCCATGCGTCTATTACGTGAAGAACGTGATAGATTAATTGCAGCCACAGATTGGTGGGCCAGCAGTGACTTAACTATGACAGATGAACGCACAGCATATAGACAAGCACTGCGTGATATCACAGACAGTGCAACATCGCTTGATGATGTAACATGGCCAACAAAACCGGAGTAATATAATATGCCACTAGTGTTAGACGGAGATACAGGAATTGTAGGAGTATTGCTTACAGATGCAAACGGCAATGTCACGTTTGACACAAACACACTGTATGTAGACGCTCCTAATAATAGAGTTGGTATTGGTACGACTTCACCTAGTGTTCCATTGCATATCAATAGTACTGCCACATCTATGGCACGTTTTGTTGGACCCAATGGTGGTAATCTTTATATTACCAATGATGCTGCAGATATAGTTACGTTCCAAGCTGCAAGTGGTGATGGAATTTCGTTCAACACAAATGGTGGTGGAAATGAACGTGTCCGCATTACATCTGGTGGTAATGTTGGTATTGGTGACACTAATCCTTTGTATAAATTAAGTGTTAATAACGGAACTAGCGATGGTGGAATATTTAGATTATACAATGAAGAAGTAGGACTGAATGTCGCCATTGATGGTACTACTGGTTCACCTACCTATACAAATGCATCAAGAACGGTAGTGTTTAATGCCACTAGAATGGATAGTGGTTCAAGTCCTAAACTAAGACTTGGAGGACAAGGCGGTATAGAATTTGCTGCTGATGCTAATAGTGTAAGAATGGTTGTACTAAGCAACGGCAACGTTGGTATTGGTACAACATCACCAAATAGTAACTTACATATTAAAAGTACCGGTGATGTAAAATTAACTTTAGAAACTGATGAAGACAACGATTGTTGGATTAACCTAAGTGGTGCCACATCCGAAGCTAGTATTGGATATGAACCAGCTTCTAATAGTTTGAGATTTGCAAACGCCGCTGACGGAGTAACGTCTAACGTCAGGATGACTATTGATGCTAGCGGAAATGTTGGTATTGGTACGACGAGTCCTGACGCTTTACTACACGTACAACACACATCTGTAAATCAAGCATTTATTGTAGCTAATCGATATAATGATACTAGTACAGGTTCAGACTTTAGAGCCATATTCGCAGTAGCTGAAGCAGACCCGCATAGTGCTGGTACTACTGCAACTATTATTGGTAACCATAATAGACATATACACATAGGTCCATATTTTGGTCCAGATGGTACAACTAATGCAACAGGTGCAAACCTAACATTACTATCAACAGGTAACGTTGGTATTGGTATAGATACTCCATCAGCTAAATTGCATATTCAAGAAGGTTCTTCTGGAGGCAGCTTAACAGAAGCGTTTAGAATTTCAGATAGTTCATATACAAACATAGCAATGTATTCGGGTGGTGCCGATGGGGAAATTAAAATTGGTGCAGCTGGTCAGTTAAGAGGTTCATACAAAGCTCAGTATGCTGGAACAGGTGGTTCTTATAATTTTAATATCGGCACAAACGCAACAAATGCTATTACAATTGACACATCTCAAAAGGTTGGTATTGGTACAAATACTCCAGGTGAAAAACTACATGTATATGGATCTGGGGAACAGTTTATTAAATTAGAAACTACAACTACGGGGTCTGCAGCATTTGTTGGTTTG